TGATGGCTTGTATCAATCCACGCCCATGTCCGTTGAACGTAGCATCAGGCAAATAATCGTAGTACGTTTGGAAATGCTCTGCCTGCAAAGCCATAGCGGGGTTGCAAAAGAACACCTCACCATTTGGCTCAATTCTGACTTCAATCAGCTTATCGCCTTCCTTGATGCCGTCACCGTTAACGCGCAAAGTTTCACCATCGTTGCATGAGTCAAAGCCAAATAGCTCAAATTGCCGCCATCCTAAAACGTAAAACAGCGAAATTGCCCTCAAGCCCGATGTTGTGCCTCCACCAATTAGCATGGAGTTTTTAGGGTGCGTTTGGCCTTTGGTGATGTAAGGATGCCAAATCGTGACGTTGTAGCCCTCTAGATTGTCAAACATTGCCTTATGGCATTGGCTGGCAATCATGTATTGAACTTCGGAATGCGGCTTGTAAAAGGCAATCCTATGCTCTTGTGGGTCTATGGCTAGGGCATAGTCAGGCACTAAGCCGTTGTCTATGAGCCAATCATGTGCGCCTTTAATAGCGACTACAGGCGCTCCTGCCTTTTGCATCTTTCTAATAAGCTCTATCTGCCCCTTAACACTTGGGGCGCTTGCCACTAAAAGTATCGGCCCTTGCAAAGGTTTTTGGGCTTCTTTGACCTGTGGATAGCCTCTTGCGATTGCGGCATCCATGTGGGCAAATAACGTGTCATCATTTTCGACACATTGCCCCGTAATTTTTAGCGGTAAAAAACTCATTAAAAAGACACCCCACCTTGTGAGTGGGGCATCATTTTTGATTAGCCTGCGCCAACCATGATTAAGCCTGCATTGTTGACCATACAGAATGGTGCAGATGCAGAAGTCGCAGATGTATTAGCCACAATACCTTGAATGAAGCCAGCAGACACAGTTGTGTCGTCCAACGAACCCGCAGTAGAAGTGGTGTACAAAGGCACTTTAGGATTGCAAGCAATCAACAAGTTAACACGCAATATGCCGTTCAAGCCGACCCAACCGTAGTAGCTAGAAGCTATCGCGGTTTGTGCAAAGCCAACCATGTTAAACCCCAAAGCAGCCGCATTGGTGGTGGTAACAGGTACAGCACGCATCACAGGAGTTGAACTCGCTGAATCTGCAAATGTGGACATGATTACCGCATCAAATTGGTTGATGGTGGATTCGGCACGCACAAAAATGTACACGCCGTTGTTGGATGTTGATACGCGAGTCCCTGGGGTTACAGGAAACAGGGTAGTAGAACCAGCAGATGTTGACGCATAAGTAGCTGTCAAATCTATGCCGATTTTTCCGTCAATGACGTAATCTGCCATGATATATGCTCCTTATTCAGTCATTATGCCTTGGAACTGAAGTCCCGAAGCAGTCATATTACCAGCCCATCCAATCAAGCGCACGATGGCATCTTGGTTGGTACTCATACGCTCATCGCCGATTGGGACGAAATTGCGGTTTGCGTGTGGACGGAAGAAGATGTACTTCGTGTTCAGGAAATAACCTGTAGAAGTAGGAATGTTTCCACCGATACCACCGTCTAGCACCACATCAGCGTTCATGTACTTGGATGCAACAAAGCCGAGTTCGGCCATTTTGCTAGAGCCAGGGAAACGCTGAATGTTTTGCAGGCTGCTCATAAAGAAGCCCCACAGGTTGTTGTCAAGCAAAATCAGGTCAACAACGTCTGAGCCACGGCTTGTCTTGGCATACAAACGGTTAAAACCTGTTTGAATGTTAGAACTAGATGCAGAAGCACCTAAGTCGCTTGAGAAGTCGAAAGTCTGATTGCGCCAAAACGACCATGTGCCACGGTCAATACCGCCCACAACACCTGTCGCAGGGTTAGCAACCACCATAGCTTGCAAACCTGTGATTTGCTTGCCGTTGTTGGCTGTACCGTCCGAGTAGATACCTGTGGAGATCAAGTTTTCAATGGAAGCTTCAGCAACGTCCAAACGTGCGTCAAACAGGTCAATGATCTGTTCTTCGCCGCTGTTTTGGAGCATTTCCAAACCATTGATGGTTACGGCTACAGCCGCTTGCTTGATTGGGAATTGTGCCGCGCTAATAACGTCTGCAGGGCTAATGTCTAAGACTTCAGCACCGCTGTAGTACATAGCGGTTGAGTTAGCTTGGAATGACAACTCTTGCAAGATTGTCGAACCACCTGTGAAAGGCTTGTAACGGCCTTTCTCTCTCAGGCGAGTCAGCAACGCATTGTTTTTGGTCACGTTGTCAGCAACGATGCCTGAACGTGATTCAATGGTAGTGGCTAAAACGTCTGAGTAATTACTATTGGCGTATGCCATGATTTACTCCTTAAAAGTTTGCTTGCCTTAAGGCGTTGGCTATTACCGCACGCCTATCCGTTTGATTGATTGCAGTATTCGCACTTGCGCTAGGTGCGCCTCGCACTTGTACCGCCGCTGTTCTTGCTCTTTGAACCTGATTTTGCGCTTGCATGGTTTGATGCTGTTGAGCATAGACCTGCTGTGCAATAGTAGGGTCAAGTCTTACCGCCGTGTCATAAGCCAATTGCAATTTCTCGCGCTCAGACAAATGACTTGTGTCGCCCAATACTTGTGGAGCTTGGAGAAGCTGCAACATACGGTCTTGGACTGCCTCAAAGTGCAGATTTGCGGGGTCGCTCGCAAACTGCTGGATTACCGAGAGTGCTCGGCTTTCATTCTGTTTTTGCGCTTCGTACTGCGACTGCGTGATGTGTTGCGTCAGTTGCTGTACTTGTTGCGCTAGTTGATTGTATTGATTATCTACCTGTGGGGCTTCACCTGAAAAGTAAGCCGATACTTGGTCTAATGGAATTTGGAATTGCTGAATCATTTGCGCCACAGCTTGTGATTTTTGCTGTGGTGTGCCTGTTCTTAGCAATGCCGCCGTCTGAAGTAATGGGCCAATTGCCGTAGCAGGAGTGGCGTTTTCATTACGCAGCATCCATTCATACGGCTGGAATAGGTCAGTAATGGTTTTGGCTTCGGCATCTCTTTGTTTATAAGTGTTGATGCCGCGCTCAAAATCTGCCTCACGCTGTGCAATAGCTTGACGTAATTCTGCAGGTGCTTTTTCCCAATACGTCTTCATTTCAAGCTTCAAAGACTTGGGCATATCAGGCGCTTGCGCCGCCTCTGCCTTTGGCTCTACTGGCTCTGAAGATGGCGGGGTTGGGAATTTAGGGGCAAATTTGCCGCTTTCCCTCGGCTGTGTGGCTGCGTGTTTGCCACGATTAGTTGGAGTTTTAGCCAACGCCTCACGAATGGTATCTGCCCTGCTTAACGGTTCTGATGGCGTTTCGGCAGGTGTTTCGGTAACGACTGTTTCAACTGGCGTGTCGGGTGCGACAACTTCGTTTTCCATTTACCTCATCCTTTTCATTTGTTCCAAAGTCATTTTAAGCATTTCTTTGCGTTCAGGCATGGGCCGATTATGCAACCTATTTGCCATTTCTACATTCAATTGCGACATTCTTTGCGGGGCAATTGGTGCGCCAGGTCGGTCAAATTCCTGAATTAACGCCACTTGACCTTTCAAACGGTCTGCATGAGCCGCTTTCTTTTTGTTCCATTCGGCTTGTGCATACTTTATATCAGAATGCCCCATTTCGATTGAATCGGTATCCTTGAGGTGTTGCCGCCATTGCGACCTGCCTGTAATCATCACGCCATCAGGAGACATAAACGGGGCAATGTCACCCATGACCATAGTGCCGTCATACATTGGGCCTTTGTGCTTTTCATACGGCTCAGAGCCATCAGACGGGAAAACCCAAGTTGTTCTCAAATCAACTCCAATATTCTCATAATGTCTTGTTCATCCTGCCTGTTGATGTGGTGGTTTCCCTTACCCGATCAGCAAAAACTAAGCTCATGCTGTCTCCACGCCTATCACTAAACCGTCAGCACCCCTGATGACTTTCTTGGGTGCGTTGAGCCTTTGCATTGCGTCACCAATGTTTTGCATTGTTTGACCGTGCATATTTGCCATTTGATCGTGCATCATAGCAATTTTGTCCATTGCTTGAACAATTGTGCCACCTAATTCATTTGTTATTTGTGCAGCCGCTGCTTCAACGACTGGTAAATCAACGCCAGGGTTGCTGCCAATCCTAGCCACCATGATTTTAGTCGCTGCATCAAGTTCTGCTTTCCATCGTTCATATTCTTCTTTCCCTGCCATTTCCCTGGCTTTAATTTGCAATTCGTTGTTTTGTTTGGCCTGCTCAAATTGAGCTTTCATTTGCTCTAATTGCATTTCAGATTCAACTTTAGCCTGCTGCATTTGCATTTCAAACTGCGCTTTAGCTTGCTCAAGTTGTGCCTGCGCTTGCATTTTGATTTGCTCAGATTGCGCGTGAGCCTGCAGACGCATTTGCTCTGCCTGTTGGTCGGCTTGCATTTTGATCAATTCAGGGTTTTGTGGGGGCTGTTGTGCCGCCATCTGTGCTTTTTGCTGCAACTGCTTCATGGCTTGCTCAATTGAACTTTCAAGCCCACGCCCTGCACGATAACGCCGCACCAAAAATAACAGCATCTCAGACACCATAGGCAGCATTTCGGGCGCTTGCGTCACCATAGGTATGCCTTCACGCAAGAACGCACCAATTGCACTAATGGCTTCGTTTGCGGCTTGCTTTTCTGCTTGGTCGTCAATTTGCGCCAACGAATCGGCTTCTACCTGAATGTGGAAGTCCCGAATAGTGCTGTTGGACAGCATCTGAATCGCTTGCTGCAGGGCCATTGGGTCTTGGCCTTCGGGCGTGTTCATAATGCCCGACAT